CACCGCGCTGGGCCTGGCTATCTTTGCGCTGTATGACGACTACAAGGTCTGGAAGGAAGGCGGAAAAAGTCTTATCGACTGGAAGAAATGGCAGCCGGATATCGATGCGGCCCTGAAAGCCATCAAAGAACTCAGGTCATCGATCAGGGATGCGGGCGATCAGGTTGCACGACTGCTGAATATCGATCTGAAAAACTGGACGCTAAAAAGTGATATCGCCAGCCTGACTAGGCAGTTTGGCGAATTTGGCAAAATGCTGTCGATGATTGGCGATCTGCTGAGCGCAATCAACGAGAGGCGTTGGTCCGATGCAGCCCGTATTGGCAGCCAGATACTTCACCAGGGTAAAGAAAACCCTGATGCACTTCCGGCTGTATCGTCGAGCGCCAACAGCGCGGCAGACTGGGTGAAAAGCAAAACCGGTTTCGATCCGCGCAGCATCGGCCAGGTGGTTGGCGGCCTGTTTGGCGGAAATCTCCCTGACAGTAACAACAACCCCGGTAATCTTCGCCCGGTCAGCGGTAGCGGCTTTAGAACATTCGACAGCGCACTGGAAGGCTGGGGCGCGATGCGCAATCAGCTTATGCGCTATTTCACCGGCAAAACCACCGGAAAAGCCCTCCAGACAATCACCGATATCGTGTCTACCTGGGCACCTTCCAGCGAAAACGACACCGGCAAATATATCAGCGATATTTCGAAGTGGATGGGCGTATCGCCGGATGTGGCGCTGAACCTCAACAATCCGCAGGTGATGACCTCGCTGATGCAGTCAATGGCACGCAAAGAAGGTTTCTCCAACTGGAACAGCCCGCTTGCTGGTCAGGCAGCCGGTGCCTCAATGCATCAGGAAACCGTCATCAACATTCACGGTGTATCCGATCCGCGTGAGGCAGGCAACATCATTGCTGACAAGCAAAATAAGGTTGCTTCACGTGCGATACAGCAGATGAACAGGGGTAACTGATGGACATACTTTCGGTACTGCTGCACCAGCGGTCAAGGAAGATCGGCATCATCATCCCCGATGTGGTCATCAGCGAAAAGCACAGTGACGTGCTGGAGATAACTGAGCACCCTGTTGAACGGGTGACGTCTGAGGCCGCAGGTGCAAGCGCTGACGGCGCGGGATTTATTGCCGATCACGCCTACCGGCGTGCCTCTGAACTGGTGATGGAAATTGGCTTTTCCGGGGGCGGTTCTGTGCTGGACCTGCTTAATACCTCAGTCATCGGCCTTTCGCTGGGAAGCAGCCCCAAAGAAATCTACGCCCAGTTGCTTGATTTGCAGCGCTCTCGTCAGCCGTTCGACGTGGTTACTGGCAAACGGCTTTACAGCAACATGCTTATCCGCGTGCTGGACGTAACAACGGACAAGACAACCGAAAACGTGCTTATGGCCACAGTCACATTGCGTGAAGTGATCACTACTCAGGCACAGACTATCAAGGGGGCACCAAAAGAAAATATGAAGCTCGGTGCCAATACCAGCGCTGTGCAGGACGGTGGGGTGAAGACACCTAAACAGCCTTCTGAATCTATTATCAGATCGGCAGTATCCGCCGTAAAAGGGCTTTTTTCATGACCATTACCGAAATGCCGCTGCAGCCTCAGAATCAGGCGTTCAGCATCACGATAGCAGGCAACATTTATAAGGTCAGCGTCATTTGGCGTGAAGCCTGCTGGTACATGGATTTGAGCGACAGCACTGGCACGCTGATCGCGGGCAGTATCCCATTGGTGACCGGCGCTGATTTGCTGGCGCAGTATGCCTACCTTAACCTGGGATTTTCGCTGTTCGTTGTCTGCGATGCTGACGGGCAGAATTATCCAACAGAAAACGATCTCGGGATCCGCAGCCACCTTTTTATAAGGACAGAGTAAATTATGTCACAGAACTGGATGCGCCATTTTGAGTTACAACTGCTGAATGACAAGGGCGACGGGATAGCGCTTACCGATCTGAAAGTCACCTTTAACATTCAGAAGATGCCCGCGACGATTTTTAACGGGTTCGTGGGCGACTTTAAAATTTACAACCTCTCACCGGCCACGCAGAACCGAATCATGTCGCAGGAATTCACCCGCATTCAGGTGATTGCCGGTTACAACGGTAACCCCGATCAAGCGGGTAATTATCCCGATCGCAATGTCGGCATGATTTTTAACGGCGACATCCGTTTCACGGTGGCCGGCAAAGATAATGTCACCGACACCTGGCTGCTGCTGCAGTGCATCGACGGCTGGCAGGGGCATTTATATGCCAGTGTCCGCACGACGGTAGCCGCTGGCTGGAAATATGCTGACCTGTTCGAAGCGGGTATGAAAACTTATCAGCCATACGGCATCACAGCAGGATCGGTACCGGATTTTCCGGATACCGTTTTTCCTCGTGGTCGCGTGCTGGTGGGTAATACCTGTGACGTGATGTATAGCCTTGCGAGAAAGTGCGATGCCAACTGGTGGTACGAAAATAATCAGGTGAACATTGTTCCTGAGTCGAAATACATAGATGAGGTGGTGGTACTTAACTCCAGTACCGGCCTGATCGGGATGCCACAGCAGACAATGGGGGCGGGGGTAAACGTCCGGTGCCTGATTAATCCTGCCATCAAGCTGGGCGGCCTGGTTCGCCTCGATCAGGCATCCGTCTATCGCGTGTCTCTCAGTAATGAGCAAATTGGGATGTCACCCGCCAGGCTGAATGAAAGCGCCAGCGACGCCAATCTGTATGTTGATGGCATCCCAGGTTCGCAACCGGCCGCGATAAATACTGATGGTGATTACACCGTAGGCAGTATTGATTATACTGGGGACACGCGAGGGCAGAACTGGTACATGGATTTACTCTGTCTTGCCAAAGGAGCCAAAGAGCTACAAAGCCTCTCCACAATCAATAAGGTCGGATAGTGAAACTCTTAAAAGTTACAGCACTGCTGATGTTCCTGTCGCCTGTTTCCGCTTTTGCAGCATCACAATGCGGCCCTTTTTTCCTTAAAGGTGAAAATGATGGCCTGATGCACATCAATGGCCAGGCGCCTGAAACGCAGAAAATGACTTTCCTTAAGCAGAAGGACGATTTCGATAACGTCATGATGCAGTGGATGTTGCCGGACGCGAACGTAGGGCGCTGGCTGGGCATTGACTATGTAAAGCGCAATGGGAAAGCGATTCTCAACGTCGAAGTGATCCGCAAGAACATGGATGAGCCGCGGCAGTTCTGGACCTACGACTGCAAGCGGGTTAAGTAACTGCCGCGATTCCAATATATGGAAACGTCTGATTTATCACCATCCGAAGATGCCTTACATATAACTTTAAAAGAAGCCTAAAGCCTTCCAGTAACTGAACCGATAACTACTTCACGTAGCAGTCAATCACACTACAACGGTTACAAACTATCTCTAAGAACCAGTTGCAGCATGTACTTTGAGGTAATACACTCAATGCAACCAGATAAGTAATGAATCAGTAATTCCCACCTTCGACCAAAGATGTCTAGGTGGTTTTTTTGACTCTTTTTTCAGCTTCACTATCACTTCCCTCGGAGGTCCAGATGAGAACATTGGCAAGACGTTCTGTGCAGACGATCAATAATCGTACACAGTTTGTAAGCTCGTTCGTGGATTCTGATACTTCTAACGAGTTTATTGTGCGTCGCTTAAGTGAGAGAGAATCTCCAGCTCGTCAACTTTTCATAGTGACAGTTAACAATAATGTGGTTGATGGCGAAATCATCCCGTTTGCAGAGATTGCAACATCTGCTTCTAACAAGCTACGTTACGTCGTAAAACCTATTCAACAGTATCCGCAACTTGCAGATGCTCATTTGCTTGACAGGATAGAGACCGCCATAGCAATCTATATGAAGAAAAATTGGAATAATAATCTTCACTAATAGGTTAGCTAATGCCCCCCGATCTCATTGGTAGCTACACAAAAGACTTAACCATTGAATTAGAAGGCCAAAGAGGTCATCTCGACACTTCTTACTTCTTCACTATCGATGGTGGATTGTTCCGTGTAGATGAATATGTCTTGAGTGGCGGCGCATATCAGTACTTTCTGGACATTTACGTTGTTGCTTGCACCACTCCAGATTTCTTCATTGAGCATGGGTGTGAACTTACTGATCAAGGCATGCCTCACGATGATGTCGTGGAAAATTTGTTAGCCTTGGACATGGAAGACATCACTCATACCAAGAAAATCGGTAGAATCGCCTACAAGGATATCCTGCTTCAGGATTCGGGCTTTGTTACTTCAGCAAAACAAATCAAAAGTGTAGTAATAGACAAAGATTACCGTGCAGCTGGCTTGGCAAGAAATGTGTATAAATTGTTAGCTTTAAAACATGGTTACATCGTTTGCGACAATACTCAAAGTATCTCCGGCGGCTCCCTTTGGGCAAGTAGCATTTTAACACTCGGTGAAGTCAGGATTTATGACACACGCGTCAACAAATTCTTAGACGTTCTGGCAAAAGAAGGCCGAGGAAAAAGTGGATTGTTACCTTGGAGCTGCCAGACTTTAACTATCGAACAAATTGCAGAATGGGGCAGGAATTTCAACCCTGACTCATGCCATCACATAGTCAATGTGCTTAGCAGGGATTCTTTGTATTAGAAAACTGCCCAGCAATATCTTTCTAAAACCCGCTTAGGCGGGTTTTTTTATGTCTGGAGAAAAGCAGATGCCAGTATCCCTAAATTCTCAGGTTGGCAGTAGCGAACACATGAACTCGCAGCTGTACAACACCATTTTTTCATTGTTGCGCGTTTCTCTACCCGGAATTGTCCAGTCTTTCGATCCGGCTACTTGTACCTGCACGGTTCAGCCCGCTATTGCAGGTCAGGGAGTGGATGAAAAAGGGCAGATTCAGTCAGCGCCGCTACCGTTGCTTACTGACGTGCCGCTTATCTTTCCGCGTGGCGGTGGCTGCACCATCACTTTCCCGGTAAAAGCGGGTGACGAATGCCTGGTGGTCTTTTCCGATCGCTGCATAGATTTCTGGTGGCAGAATGGCGGCGTTCAGGAGCCCGTAGATCCCCGTCAGCATGATTTATCTGATGCCTTTGCCATCGTTGGCCCACAGTCACAGGCGCAGAAGATATCCGGCATCAGCACCACATCCGTGCAGGTTCGCACCGACGATGGCAGCAACTTTATCGAACTGATGCAGGGCGGCAACGTGAACATCACCACGCCACTGCTTACAGTGAATGGAAACGTTCAGGTTAACGGGACCGTAACATCAACCGGTGACCAGGTTGCGAAGGGCATCAGCCAGACCGGACACGTTCACAGTGGCGTGCAGTCAGGAAACAGTCAGACGGGTGGCCCGCAATGAGATACCGGCGCGAAGATAGTGACGGTGATTATACGTTTGGACAGGGAGATGACACCTGGCTGATAAACTCACCCGAGGCGGTGGCCCAGGCGGTTAAAACGCGCTTTCTGCTCTGGTACGGTCAGTGGTTCCTCGATAACACAGCCGGAACGCCGTGGATTCAGTCGGTGCTGGGCAAGCAGAAGCCCGAAACCTATAACCTTGCAATACGTCAGCGCATCCTTGAAACGCAGGGCGTTAAATCAATTATCTCCTTCAACACTGACCTCAACACCACTACTCGCCGGGTGATGTTCACGGCGACGATTGACACCATCTACGGATCAACGACCGTTACAAGCGAGGCTTAATGGCTCTCAATTTAGACACGCTGGGGTTATCAGCAACGGTAACCGCCCAGGGCATCAGTGCGCCCGCTTATCAGGCCATCCTCACCGCAATGACCAGCTACTTTCAGCAAATTTACGGTAACGATGCCTACTTGGATCCGGACAGTAAGGATGGTCAGATGGTGGCGCTGGTGGCGCTGGCAATTCACGATGCGAACAACACCGCTATAGCAGTCTATAACTCTTTCTCGCCGTCTACCGGCATGAGCGATGCGCTGTCACGCAATGTAAAAATAAACGGCATCACGCGCCATGCAGCCACAAACTCGACGGTTGACCTGACCCTGACGGGCACTGCGGGTAACACCATCACCAACGGATCAGTGAAAGACGCCAACGGCATTACCTGGAATCTGCCCGCCTCAGTAACCATTCAGCCGGGCGGCCAGGTGACAGCAACTGCTGTGTGCGCTACACCCGGCGCAGTAGCGGCTGTGCCGGGAACAGTGAACCAGATAAACACGCCTACACGGGGATGGACATCGGTCAGCAATTTTTCAGCGGCCACTGTGGGCACTGCTGTGGAGCAGGATTCAGCATTACGCATCCGGCAGCGGCAGAGCGTCGCGCTGCCTTCGAAAACGCCGTTCGACGCGCTGGATGGCGCGATAGCGAATGTCGCAGGTGTGACCCGCCACAAACTCTACGAGAACGATACCGGGAGTCAGGACACGAACGGTCTACCAGCGCACTCTGTAGCGGCCATCGTGGATGGTGGTGACGTTAACGCTATTGCGAAGGTGATCCAGGGTAAAAAAGGTCAGGGCGTTTCAACGTTCGGCAGCACGGCGGTATCAGTGCAGGACAGTTGGGGCAATCCTCGCACCATCAGTTTTTCGCGGCCTTCACAAGTACCGGTTTATGTAGCCATCGTTCTTAAAGTTTTCACAGGCTACACCACTCAGGTAGGCAACGATATAAGGACTGCGGTTGCGGCTTATATTAATTCGCTGGAGATAGGTGACGACCTGCTACTGAGCCGCGTCTATTCACCGGCCAACCTCGGCGTTGTAAGCGGTGGTGAAAGTCGCTATTACGACATCACCAGCCTGCAGATTGGGCGTTCAGCGGCAGCGGTCGTGCCAGCCAACATCGTCACCGCTTATAACGAGGCAGTAACCTGCTCGGTAGATAACATTTCAGTAACGGTGGCTCAATGAGTAAATACACCGACCTCATCACCAACTGGCACCGGGGTAAACCGCTGTTCACGCAGCATGTGGATCTATCTACACGACCTCTGGCCGATGTGGCCAGCACTCTGAATGGACTGCTGACGGCGTTCGATATTGATAAAGCCGTGGGCGTGCAGCTGGATATTCTTGGCGAATGGATTGGGCGCAGCCGGACCGTCGCGCTCCCCATATCTGGCGTTTACTTCTCTTTTGATACGGATGGGCTGGGCTGGGATCAGGGAGTCTGGCAGGGCCCCTATGATCCTGACAGCGGCTATACCAGTCTTAGCGATGAAACGTACCGCATCATCCTCAAAGCAAAAATAGCGATAAACCAGTGGGACGGGACCAACGAGACACTCAGAGCGATCCTCGATACAGCACTGGCGGGTTCGGGACTGACGATGCAGATCGTAGACGGTCAGGACATGACCATCTCAATCTGGGTGTTTCCCGAAAAGGATATCAGCCTGGTTTCACGCGAACTGATTGCCGCCATACGGCAGGGGTATCTGACAGTAAAAGTGGCTGGCGTTTATGCCGGTACCGTAAATATTCCGTCCATCTATACGCCCACTGAGGGCAGCAAATTTTTCGGCTTTGATATGGACAACGATTTCATATCGGGCTTTGACAGTGGTTCATGGGAGACACGACTCTGATGGCAGTAAATAACTTTAAACCGTTTGCCATTGGCAACGGTGCAAATGTCTTAAGCCAGGCCGATTATGAGGCGCTGGCATCTCTGATATCGGGTTTTCAAAGCGGTAAGGCTTCATCTGCTCAGATAAATAAAGCTTTGCGGCAATCAACCGTAATGGCTTTTGTGCTGGCGCAGTTCATTTCCGACTCAGCGGCCACTGACGTGTTAGACGATGGCAACCCGGCTAAAATACTGGCTAACCTGAATGCTGGAATGACGGCCCTCACCCCCGGTCGCCTGCTTAATGTTCAGGTGCTGACAGGCAGCGGCACATATGTTCCGACTCCCGGAACAAAAAAAATCGTCGTGGAGGCAGTTGGCGCTGGCGGCGGCGGCGGCGGCGCAGATGCGGGAGGAAGGTCCGGGGATAACTATATTTATTCAGTTTCGGGCGGTGGCGGCTCCGGAGCTTACGCCAGGTTTATTTTAGAAAACTCTTTTTCTAACATTGCGTACAGCTGCGGCAAAGGAGGTTTAGGCGGAAATAAACCCGGCGCACCTAACAACCAGGGGTCTCCGGGTGGTCAAACAACCTTTGGCTCACTACTCACACTACCCGGAGGCAAGGGAGGAACATCCGGCACAACCAACAACTCATTCAACTGGGGTTGTGTGGCAGGCGGCGGCGTGGGTGCGGATGCTCCTACATTAGCGATTTCTATCAAAGCAATCCTTGCTATGGGCGGTTCTGTGGGCGCTGCAGGTCAGATGAACAATGCTAACGGGGGATGTGCCGGTGTAGGTGCAAACACAGCGCTGGGGCATGGCGGGTTCGGTTCAACCAATGGCTCAGGTGGAGATGGTCGTGGATATGGTGCAGGCGGTGGCGGTGCACTGACTATCCAGTCCAATACCAATACGCAGGCTGGCGGGAACGGCGGCGATGGACTAATCATTGTTTGGGAGTATGCATAATGTCTGGCTACGCATTAATCAAAGATGGATATGTGGCAAATATTGTCGTGTGGGACGGGCAAGGAGATGCGAGTGTAATTTTTGAAGGTTTTACTGTCATAGAGGTAAGCGAACAATTCACAGCCAGAATTGGTGATGCATACGTTGACGGCAAACTGATCCCTTACCCCTCAGACGGTTATCAGTACACTTACGACAAACCTTCTTCTACCTGGGTCATTACCGACGAGAGTAAAAAGAAACAAGCGGATGATCTGACAGCAAATGCTGTAAGTAAAAAATCCGGGCTGCTAAGTGAAGCAAAGCAGAATATCAGTTTGTGGCAAACAGAGCTTTTGCTGGGGATGATTAGCGATGATGACAAAGCGAAATTGACCAGCTGGATTGTTTACATTAAAGCACTGCAAGCGTTAGACACCTGTAATGCGTCCAATATTACCTGGCCCACAAAACCATCGGCATAAGCGTTTTATTTTGTTTCAATCAGACACAAACAGAAAAGCCCCAGACCGAAATCTGAGGCTTTTTTGTTTACATCAAGTGCGCGTGCATTTCACGTGCATTTGATTTTCTTCTCGTGGTCTACTCACCGTCTGGTCGGTGTCCTTAAATAGCTGTTTTTACTGCTATTGTCCGGTTGTAGTCCTCTCAAAAATGGTGGAGCTGGCGGGAGTTGAACCCGCGTCCGAAATTACTACACCGTCGGCACTACATGCTTAGTCCAGTCTTTACATTCGCCGGTCAGCTGCGGACGGACACGCCACTGACAGA